CCAACCGGCGGATTTTTTTTGGTGGTGAAGTGATTTTGGACCTCTTCGGCGATCCTGTGGATCCGAACCGCGGCAAGCGTGGTCGCCCGCAGCACATCCCGACAAACGAAAACCGCAAGAAGGTCAGCATGTTGCTGGCGCTTGGCTGGAACAATGAGCGGATCGCGGCATCGCTGCGCGTGACGCTGCCGACTCTGCGAAAGCATTATTTTTCAGAGCTCAAATTCCGAGACGTCGCCCGCGACCGGCTCGAGTGCGCGCTCGCCATGAAGCTCTGGGAGCAGGTCGAGGCCGGCAATGTCGGCGCCATGCGGGAGTTCCAGCGCTTCAGGGACCGCAACGATGCCATCGTCGGTCACAACGAATTTTATGCCGGCCAGCGCCGGACCGCCGATGCGGTGAGGCCCGAACCGATCGGCAAGAAGGAAGCCGCGGCTGCTGCGGCAATGACGGCCGGTGAAGGGACGGCCTGGGGCAAAGACCTCATTCCGAACTGATGCTCGATCGCATCAAGTGGAACACGTCCTGCCCTGACTGGCGGGACCGCATTCTGCGCCGTGAAAGCCTGGTGCCGCCGCTGCCGCTGTTTGAGGACGAGGCAGAACGGGCGCTGCGGGTGTTCAAGCGGCTCCGGATCCCGGATGTCGTCGGCACCCCGACGAATGGCGAGGCCTGCCTTCCCTGGGTGTTCGATCTCGTCAGGGCGATCTTCGGGGCCTATGACCCGGCGACCCGGCGGCGTCTGATCCGCGAATTCTTCCTGCTGATCCCGAAGAAGAACGGGAAGTCCTCGCTTGCCGCGGCGATCATGGTCACAGCGGCGATCATGAACCGGCGGCCGGCCGCCGAACTCCTGCTGATCGCGCCGACCAAGAAGATCGCCGACATCGCCTACAAGCAGGCGGCCGGGATCATCAAGCTCGATCCGGAACTGATGAAGCTGTTCCACATGCAGCAGCATCAGCGCACGATCACGAACCGCGTCAGCGACGCTGCGATCATGATCAAGGCGGCGGACGCCGACGTCATCACCGGCTCGAAGGCGACCTATATCCTCGTCGACGAGACTCACGAATTCGCCAAGAAGCCGTCCGCGGCCGGCGTGTTTGTCGAAATCCGCGGCGGCCTTGCATCGCGGCCTGACGGCTTCATGCTGCAGATCACGACGCAGTCGAAAGAGCCGCCGGCCGGCGTGTTCAAGGCGGAACTGGAAAATGCGCGCGCGGTGCGCGACGGCCTGCTCGAGCTGCCGCTGCTGCCGGTGCTGTATGAATTGCCGGTGGACGTCGCCCGCGACGGCGGCTGGAAGAATCCGGCGACCTGGGGCCTCGTCAACCCGAACCTGCACAAGTCGGTCGACGAAGCGTTCCTGTCCGATGAACTGGTAAAGGCGGAACGGGAGGGCGCGGAAGCGCTACATCTCCTCGCCTCGCAGCACTTCAACGTGCAGGTCGGGCTCGCCGAGCCGTATGATTCATGGCGCGGTGCGAGTTACTGGGATGGCTGTGCCGACAAGTCGCTCACGCTGGAGCGGCTTATCCAAAGATCGGAGGTCTGCACCATAGGCTTCGACGTGGGCGGTCTCGACGATCTCTTCGGGCTTGCGGTGATCGGCCGGGAAAAGGTCACCAGGAGATGGCTGCTCTGGACCAGAGCCTATTGCGTGCGGGGCGTGCTGGAACGGCGCAAGGAAATCGCGCCGCGCCTACTGGACTTCGAAAAGGAAGGTTCGCTCGTCATCCGCGACAAGCCTGGCGATATCATCCCGCTGATTGTTGCGGATATCGCCAAGGTGAAGGATGCGGGTCTGCTTCCGGAAAAGAAGGCGGTTGGGTTCGATCCGAACTCGGTCGCGGCCATGATCGAAGCGCTGTCCGGAATCGGCATCACCGGTGACATGCTGGTGCGGCTGATCCAGGGCCCGGCGCTTTCGCCCGCGATCTGGGGACTAGAACACAAGTTATCGGACGGCACTCTCTCGCATTGCGGGTCTGACCTGATGAACTGGGTGGTCGGCAATGCGAAGGTCGAGGTCAAGGCAAACGGCAACATGATCACAAAGCAAGTTGCCGGCCGAGCGAAGATCGATCCGCTTCATGCGGCGTTTTGTGCGGCAATTCCGATGAGCTGGAATCCGCAGGCGTCCGGCTTCTCGGTTTACGAGGAGCGTGGACTTCTCGCCGTCTGAGGAGGGGGCTGGGTAGATGGGTTTTCTCAGCCGCCTGTGGAACGCTGGTCGAAAGGCCAAAGCGCAGAGGTCATTCGACCTGACGAACATGTCGGAGGATGAGCTGCGCGATTTCCTGCGGATCGGCGGCTCGATGTCGTCGATGTCGGGTGCGGTCGTCAATGAAACGACGGCCATGCGGGTTGCGGCAGCGTGGCGTTGCGTGCAGATCATATCCGGTGCGGTGGCGATCTTGCCGGTCGATCTGATCCGTCGTGTCGACGAAAACCGGCGCGCGCCGGCTGTCGGGCATTCGCTGCGTCGCGTCCTGACGGTAAAGCCCAATCACTGGCAAACGTCGTCGGAGTTCCGGCGCATGATGCAGTCGCACCTGCTGTTGCGCGGCAATGCCTATGCCCTCAAAGGAATGTCCGGGCGTGATCTGGAGAGTTTGATCCCGCTCCATCCCGATCGGGTGAGTGTCGAGCAGCAGCCGGATATGTCGCTGCTCTACCGTGTGACCCTGAAAAACGGCGGGTATCGCCGTTATAGCCAGCGTGAAATTCTCCACCTGCGGGGCATGTCGCTCGACGGCATTACCGGATTGTCGGTCCTGTCGCATGCGCGCGAGGCGCTTGGCCTGGCGCTGCAGGCAGAGCGGGCGGGGGCGAATCTGTTTACGAAAGGCGCACTTGCGGGTGGTGTGCTCCAGCATCCGAACAAACTTTCGGCCGACGCCTTCGAGCGGCTCAAGGCGAGTTGGCAACAGACGGCCGGCGCCGAGCATGCCGGTGAGACAAAGATTCTCGAAGAGGGGATGAATTATCAGCAGCTGTCGATCTCTTCGCGTGACGCGCAGTTTCTGGAGAACAGGGATTTTCAGCGCTACGATATCGCGATGTTCTTCGGTGTGCCGCCGCACATGCTGGGTGCGACCGAAAAACAGACGAGCTGGGGCTCCGGGATCGAGCAGCAGGGCATCGCCTTCGTCACCTATACGCTCAATGACTGGCTGGTGACCTGGCAGGAGTCGATCAAGCGCGATCTGCTGCAAGAGGGCGAATGGGAGTCGCTCGATGTGCGGTTCTATACGCAGGGCCTCCTGCGCGGTGATTTCAAGGCGCGCTGGGATGGATATGTGAAGGCGCTGCAATGGGGCGTCTATAGCCCGAACGAAGTGCGGCGGCTTGAGGACGATAACCCGCGCGATGGCGGCGATGTCTATTACGACCCGCCGAACACCGCGGGCGGGGCGGAAGACCAAAAAGCACCGATCACGTCGGATGACGGAGACAAATGATGGTTCGTCTGATTCTCGCTGAGGTATGCCGCGCGGTTCCTGTGGACTACGCAATGATCCCGAATTGGCGTCGGAAGGGGTTGCTGATGTTCACAGAAAGCGGCGCAGACGGTCATACATCCTTGTCATTGGATCAAGCGTTTGTGTTGGCGGTTGCCACGTCGCTTCGTCGGATTAACAAGCGGTTGAAGCACGACGAATGCGAAGTGTTGGCGTGGTATGCGTGGCATGGGTGGCAGCAAGTTTTGGTGCGGCCGGAACTGTATGTCGTCAAGAACGCACTGGAAGCTGGGTTCTTGAGTTACCAATCTCCCGTGAGTGACCTCGTTCCGAATGGTGCCTCATCTGCTTCGATAATCGACATCGGCGAAGTATTGCGCCGGCTGCAGCGCGCGTATCAGTCGCACTGAAGGAGACGGCAATGAGCGTCAAGAAGCTCCCGAGGGCTAACGCCTTCCAGCGTCCGCAGCGCTATGAGTGGGATGCGCCGTCGCCTGCTATGGCTCGCTGGGCGGAGCATCCGGTTGCTGCAGAGGCCGACGATCCGAACACGATCTCGATCTACGATGTGATCGGCGAGGATTTCTTTGGCGGTGGCTTCACCGTGAACCGCGCTGCCGCGGCTCTCCGCAAGATCGGCCCGGTGCCGGTCACCGTCAACATCAATTCGCCCGGTGGCGATATGTTCGAGGGCTTGGCTATCTACAATGTCCTCGCTGAGCATCCGGCAAAGGTGACAATCAGGGTTATGGGGATTGCCGCGTCCGCCGCCTCCGTCATCGCGATGGCGGGCGACGAGGTGCTAATGGGTGTCGGCACCATGATGATGATCCACAATGCCTGGGGTCTTGTGATCGGCAACCGGCACGATTTCGCCGAGGCGGCGCAGGTGTTCGAGACATTCGATAAGTCGATGGCGACGATCTATGCCGCGCGCACCGGTCGTGATGAAAAAGAAATTCTGAAGATGCTGGACGGCCCGGAGCGGGCGTCCGACGGCACCTTCATGACCGCAAGCGAAGCGATCGAAAAGGGCTTCGCCGACGGCACATTCGAGATGCGTGAGGACCGATCGCAGGCACGCGCGACGCTGCCGGGTGCGGTTCTTGCCAAGCGGAAGCTCGAAGCGGCTCTCGCCGCGCAGGGCTATCCGCGCAAGGAGCGTTATGCGCTGCTTGAGGAACTGGCCCAGGGTATGCGGGACGCTACCCCGGCCGTCACGCGCGATGCTGGCGGGTTCGCTCAGTCCCTGACTGGTCTCCTGTCGTCAATTCGCAACCATTAAGGATTCACACGATGACGAAACATGTGCGGATGCCCTTCCGGGGCATCGCAGCCGTGCGCGCCGATGCCAGCGATCCTGCTGCTATCGTAGCGCAGATCACCAAGGCCTTCGAAGACTTCAGGAAGGCTAACGATGAGCGACTGGAGGCGCTTGCCAAAGGCAAGGCCGATGTCGTTCTCAACGAAAAGGTCGAGCGCATCAATGCGACGATCTCCGAACTGCAGAGCAAGCTTTCCGAAGCGACGTCGAAAATGACTGCCCTGCAGGTGGGTGGCGGCGCAGTCGAGGGTGACGATGCCAAGGCGGCAGCGGCGTTCTCGCTGGAGAATGGCCGCGAAGTCACTGTCGAAGAGTATCGCGCCTATGCGAAGGCATTTCCGCAAGCCCTGCGCAAAGGCAAGGGTGCGCCAATCGATGTGCAGGCGGCGATGTCGGTCAATAGCGATCCGGATGGCGGTTATACCGTTACGCCGGATATGTCAGGCCGCATCGTCAAGAAGGTCTACGAGACCACCCCGATGCGTCAGGTGGCAAGTATCGTCACCATCGGGACCGACGCGCTCGAAGGCTTCAACGACCTTGACCAGGCGGCGTCCGGCTGGGTCGGGGAAAAGCAGGCGCGCCCCGAGACAGGAACGCCTCAGCTCGGCAAGTGGCAGATCCCGGTCCACGAGATCTACGCCAATCCAGCGGTCACCCAGAAATTGATCGACGACAGCGCCTGGAACATCGAGGCGTGGCTCGCTGAGAAGGTCGCCGACAAGTTCTCCCGCGAGGAAAATCTTGCCTTCACGACCGGCGACGGCGTCCTGAAGCCGCGTGGCCTGTGGACCTATCCGACCGCGGCTACGGCGGACGCGTCCCGCGCCTGGGGCACCTTCGAGCACGTCAACACCGGTTCGTCCGGCGCCTTCGCTGCAGCTCCCGGCGGCTCCGACATTCTGATCGACCTCGTCTTCAAGCTGAAGTCGGCCTATCGGAACGGCGCAAGCTGGATGATGTCGCGTTCGACGCTTGCGGCCGTGCGCAAGCTGAAGGACGGTGACGGCAACTATCTCTGGCAGCCGAATTTCGAGGCGCGTCAGGGTGGCTTGCTGCTCGGCTTCCCGGTCGTGGAAGGTGAGGACGTTCCTGCCATCGCCGCGAACTCGCTCTCGATCGCGTTCGGCAACTTTGCCGAGGCCTATACGATCGTCGATCGCGTCGGCATCCGCGTGTTGCGCGATCCGTTCACCGACAAGCCGAAT